TAAAGTCCTGCTTACTGAATACAGGGGTGCCATATCGTTGCACCAGCATTAGACGCTCCTAAGGTAGAAGAGCCATTAACGTTCCCATCCCTGAGATACGTTTATTTATAAGACTTATTAGGCTTGACCAATCATTCTGCGTGAAACAAAATAAGTTGTGTTGCCTTGCGTGTTCATGTCTTTACGAACCTTGTAGCCGCTTTGGCGCAACTCGCTAATACGAGCCCGAAGGTTTTTGATGCCGAACAAAGATTTAGCTTGTGGTGCAGAGATTCCACGACCAGTACCACGCAAGTACGATACCAAGAGTTCTGTCTGTGTTTTGCTTGAATTTACAAATGCCATTTTAAATACCTCATTAATTAATGATAAAAAAGGATGCTAAAAATTATTTCTTAGCATCTGGTTTAGCTTCAGCTTTTTTAGCTTCAGCTTTTTCAGCCTTCTCTTTTGGAGTAATCACTTTGGGACGTGGTTTATCTTTAGAGGCTGCTGTAGATGCGGGTGCAGGCGCAGATGCTGCTGTCACAGACTTGTCGGCAGGTTTCTTTTCTGCTGGTTTATCTGCCGCAACGGCAACTAGGGAGAGAGTAGTGAGTGCTACTGCTGTCAATGCTGTAATGGATTTCATAGAATCTCCTAATTTGTTTTGAGATGTTATTATCTCATAGTGTGTGTCATTTGTCAAGTGCTTAACGTTCACCAGTTGACTGGTAATTGTCGTCTCTTTTTTTAGTTCCGATATTATATTTAGCCGTCAATAACCATTCATTCTTTTCTTTATAAGATATAATTTTGATTTGAGACAATGGCGCAATTGGTTCTAATGAATTTTTAGAAACAATTTCAATCAGTCCCCATTCGGCCAATAAATTGCTAATTGTGTTTCTTCTTGCTAAATCATTTTCTTCAAAGTCTGTTGGTTTGCCATCTAATGCAAATAATTCTTTGAAATGTACAATATAATATTTACCTTTTTTGTGTAGAATATGACATGATTGGTATAGAGTTTTATCTTTTCTGGATGCCACGCCTATTCTTGTCAATGTTTCTTTCACTTTAAGAAAATTATCTTCTTCTTTTAATCTTACTTCAAGTAAGTCTTCAATGTTCACCGCCATTCTTCTTCTCCTTAGACTTCAAGCCACCTTTTTCTAATTTTTGTCGCATGATTTTAAGCTGGTCAGAGGTTATGAGATTTTGCACTTGTTTAGCTTTAGCATAACTATAGCCAAAATATTCTGAAATCACATTAATGTCCTCAACTATTTCATTTTTAAACCACTTACTGAAGCGTTTTCGTGGTCTAACGGTATTTAGTAAATACAAAAATTGAGGTTTGTTGTCAAGAAGATGACGGCAGTTCATTTCGTTTGCATAGAATACAGTGTCTGAGAAGTAAGATAGTCCTCTATTAACGATGAACGCCTTGTAATCTTTTTCAGCCAGTTCATCATTGTCGGTGTCAACCATCAAATTTTCTTTTGATTGATTGATAGCATTTAGGTAATCAAATGGTGTCATGTTAGTACTTTGATGTGGTATACTTCATCATTTCAGCAATGACATAATCTTCTACTTTGAACATTGAAATTACTGCATCTTGTTCAATAGGCACTAATACCATTTCATCAATCCATCCATTTGACCGTGTGATGTTTCTAATTTTACATTTGAAATTATTTTCAATGCGAAACAACCAACCACTCCATCTGTAATGATATTTTGGTGCAGGAATAGTAACAAAATAAAATTCATCAACACTTCTACATTTTGTCAACTGACTTTTCTTGAATGCAATTGCTCCTTCAGTAATAAATGGTGTGCCGACTTTGACTTCAACAGTCTTGCCATCCGCCAATAAATCTTTTTCAGAATCAAAGTTATCTAATGAAAATTCAACTTTTCGGTTTTTAGCAAGATAGTTGCCTACATATTTCTCACCAATCTTACCAAGAATTTCAATCTTCTGTTCTCTTGTCAATACTGTTTTCATCATTTAAACTCACAATCAATCATCACTTCAGTTAAGAAAGCGACAAAGTTAATTTCTTGGTCAACGACAAATGCAGACTTGTATTGATATTCAGCAAGCAATAGAACCATACGCCCAACAGAATTAGGATTCAAGCATTCATTGCTGCTATCAAAGATTCGTCTGAATAGTACTGATGGTTCATTGTCTAGATTCTCTGCAACCCACTTACGCATACCCGTGAAATCATTTGCTTTCAATCTTTCAAATAATGCCTTGAAATTGTCACTTGAAATATTTGCAAGAATTCCAGTATCAATCTTACCTGTAGCAGAGTAACGTTGCAGTTCATTAATAACACGCCTCCAATCAGGAAAGTGTTTCATAATAAGTTCAGCAACAACTCGTTCTTCAAACTCTACATTTTCTTTTTGCAGAATACCAGTCACACGTTTCATAAAACGACCAGCAAGTTTTGGTCTGTCTGATGTGTTTATCTTGAATTGTACAACGGAGCATCGGCTGTGGAGTGGTGCGATGATACGATTAAGAAAGTTGCAAGTAAGGATAAAACCACAATTAGCAGAAAACTCTTCCATGAAGTTTCTGAGTGCGGGTTGAGTAGATTGCGGATTGAGATAATCAGCTTCGTCAAGTATAACATATTTGCGACCACCAGAGAATGATACAGTTGATGCGAAGTTTTTAATTTCATTGCGTAGGGTATCAATGTTGCCATTCATAGACCCATTAATAACAATATAATTACATCCAAGTTCTTCAAGCATAGCCTTGGCGATAGTCGTTTTACCAACACCAGGACCACCAGTAAGAATTAGATTGGGCACATTCTTTTGGTCAACGAATTGTTGAAATGTTGCCTTTAAGTCTGCTGGAAGAATTGTGTCTTCAACAGTTTTTGGTCGATACTTTTCACACCAGAGAAAATCTTGTAGCATGTATTCACCTTATCATAACATAAAAATGCATTATAACACATTGCATGTTAGAATGCAAGCCGAGTGTTACTTAGCAACACTCTCATAAAGGGTCTCAACATCATCTTGTTCTTGTTGGACCTCGGTGAAGTTTTGTTTGTGATAAATCTTTGCAAGTTTGCGAGTGTACTTTTTAGGCAACTCAAATTTATCTTCTACGGTGGCAAGAATGTCTTTAATCAAATCACGCTCGGCTTCAATGCGAGTGAGTGAGTTTGAAATTTCAACAAGTGCATCCAGAATCTTTTTGCGGTCCTCTGGAGAAGACGGAACAATCACGTTACTGCTCATAATATTTATCCTTCGTACTTAGAACCGGCTTCAGTAGCAATCCAATATTCAATTTGGTCGGTTACGTGTTTAAAATGTGAGATTCCCTTAGATGAAATTGCAACATCATACGTACCAGGAATCATCTTAAGATTTTCTGTAACAAAAATCATTCGGAAGTTGGCTGAAGTTCGACCAACTGTAATTGAGAAGTTGTCTGAATCTGTATTCTTAATGTCAAGTGCAGAGATAGAAATTTCAAAACCATTACCAGTTACTGCAATGTTTGGAAGACCTAAGATACCAGACATTTTCAACACTTGATTCATGTCATCTTTTGTCAGTTTAAAATTCACTTCAGAGTTTTCAATCTTCAACTCTTTTACAGGCGGTGCCACAATCATAGACTCATCTGCAAGTCCGTATGTGGTTTTAGATGTGCCAGATTTTACTGTGAGATTATTTGCATCAGAATTAAGGACGATCTCAGGATCAGTTAAAGAACTGCAAAGTGAAAGAAACCGATTCAAGTCATAGATAACAAAATCTTTTTCAAATGTTTCTGTTACTGTAGCTTTACCGAGTACGTTTTGTCCCTTAGAGATTGTTCGCACAACTGAGCCTTCTTTGAATTGCATACCAGCATTAATGCTAGCAAAGTTTTTAAGAACATTAATTGTTGATTCACTGAATTTCATTTTGTTTTCCTTCATTCAAGTCATGTACGTGTAGCATGATTATAGCATAGTGCAATATTTTTAGCAAGTCTTTACGATTACGGCCGTCTTTCTTGCCATACCTTTGTGCGTATTTCAGCACGTTTCCAATACAGAATCCTTCACCATGTCCACCATCAATGATGAATTCTGTTGCTTGAAATTTGTTACGGGAATAATGTTGCCCGTATGTTGAGTCAATGTAAGATTGTAGTTCATCTAAAATTTGATCTTCACTGTAACGATATTCAATCATTTTGTGGTTCGTTTTACAACATCATCACCAGCAGTTGGTGATACATTGATTGATGCAAGTGCTTGCAAAGAACCACCAAAGATATAACTACCAGCATGTTTCAACCGCATCCATGGAAGCAACCACACTTTGCCGCCAGCTTTGCGCATCCATTGACAGAACATGTAATCTTCTGAAAGATAGCGTTTTGTATCTGGGCAAATAACGCAATCAAAGTAAGCCATGATTTCTCTACTGCCATCAAAGTTTTCTGTGCGTATGTGGTCTGGTTTATAACTTTGCATCGGAAATGCTTTGTCGTATTTTTGAAGTGCTTCACGGGTAATCAACATGAAACCTGTGCCGCTTTCTTTCACTTCAACTGGCTCATCAACTCTAAATTGTGTTACGCCATCTGCTGGATTAAAAACAAAATCGCCAACAAATTCTTCTAAATCATTTGGATTTTTATCTGCATAGCCTTTGTCAACCGCAACTTTAATTTTTTCCCAAGAAATTGCTTTCTTTGGATATGGGCCACATACAACATCCATGTCATCACGGGTAGACGCAAAGTGCATCATAACTAAAACATCTGTCGCATCAAACTGAATGTCGCTATCAATGAAAATCATATAATCGTAACCACTGCGAACAAACTCATCTGTCAAATAATTTCTAGCACGTTGCACTAGTGATTCATTGAAGATGAAAAACAATTTAGCATCAATTCCATATTTGGTGCACATAATCATCAAATCGGTAATTGCTTTGGTATAAGAACCATGACATTGTCCACCATACATTGGTGTTGCAACAAAAAGTTTTTTGGTTTTTATTTTCTGAA